TAGTGTATCATCAATCACACTTTCTCAACCAGTAATTGGTTATAATGTGTCATCGCCTTCAACCCTATCATCGGTAACTCTGGTTATTAATGGTACTAATTTCACAGGAGCGACATTAACTGCGGGTAGCCCGGTCGTGGCATTTAGTCCGGCTGTAAATGTAACTGCGGGCTGGGCTGTCACTGCCAGAAATTACAGTGTTGTACTAGCGGGACTGTCTACAGCAATAGCAAACGGAACAATTTCTAGCTTTGTAACGTCTAGTGGTAGTCCTACGGGGGTAAATTTATCCAATGGTGCAACTATTACAGGAGCAACCGTACATCTAAATTCAGGCAACAGGATAAATAACTGTACAATTGTGGTCGGTAACACAACTATTGGCTGTACTTCACAGGCTGTAAGTGGAATAGGAACATCGAGCATTCGTTCGGGATTGCAGACTCATGCATACATTCCAAATATGGCAATTTACGGAAACGTTAATGGTACTGATGTATGTGAGACTACGACATTCACACCAACATTGAGTTTGACAACGGGTTCGCTAACTAATATGACGTTGATTCAGAAATATAACTTAATACTCCCAACGGTTCCTTTTGCTGTCCCATCACTAACTAACATTGACAACACCACGTATACATTTACAATTGGGGGCTCAACTACTATTACCTCGGCAACAGCAAATAGTGTAACGCAGTTTACGTTATCAAATCCAATAACAGGTACGTACATACTATCAACTTCTATGATTTCAAACGTAACATTAACAATAGGAGGTGTAAATGTCAGTGGATGTACACTAACAAACAATAGTACCATCGTTTATACGCGAAATCCCGTCAATATCACAAACGGTCATACTGTGACTGCTAAAACATTCTCTGTAACGATTCCACCAAGTACTACAATGTCAAGTGTGGGGGCGAGCGCTAGACCGCTAGCGGTACTTAACAATGCTCCGACGTCGGCAGATGATAGTGCGTTATATGCTGTTGTAGTTAATGTAGAGTTAAAAACTATTGGATCTATGTATGGAACTATAATTGTAGGTTCGAAAACTGTGATATTTAACGACACTACACCGAGATCTACTGAATATAATACGAACGAAACCCAGCAATCATTTATAGTTGGGGGAGGGGATCAATTTGCACCAATATCGATATCTTCAGCTTCAAGTGGAATTGCAACTTTATCAGAAAATATTGTTGGAACCACTGGTGTCAGTATGATAAGCGGATTCGCAAATCAGTTATCATACCATCCATATGTAAGAGTAACAGTTGGATCTACACAAGTATCAGCACCGCCTGGTACTACACTTGAAACGACGGCACCATTGCGTTCTCCCAGTTTATTGGTTTCGTGTCAAAGTCTCACCCCAAGTTCAAACGTATTATTGGCATATATTTCAGGCGCAGTTCCTCCGACCACCAACTTAGGACAATCTGTGATAATTCGGCGACCAAAATTCACAACCGATGTATACTTCTTTAACGCTCAATTAATGAGCTACTTCGCAATAATTGGTGCAACACACGATTCTTATTATAGTTACAATGTTGTGAATTAAAGTTAAAAGCATCATACATTATAATAATATGCCGGGTGCACTTTTACAGTTAGTTGGCAAAGGCGCACAAGACCAGCTCGTAACTGGCAACCCGTCTTTCAGTCACTTTCGATCGGTTTACAAACGCCACACAGATTTTGCAATGGAACATTTCCGACTCTACTTCAAGACATCGCAACTTAGTTACCCAATTTCCGGATCGTCTCGTCTTCGCACAAAAGTTGAACGGTATGCTAAACTTTTGAACGACTGTTATTTGAGTATCGACATCCCCAACATTTTCTCACCGGTATACCCGATTACAACCGCAATCCCCGCAACATCCCCTGCCCGTGTGTCGGTCGATTCAAAGGCTATCGGTTATGAATTCAACTGGGTTCGCAATTTAGGGTACAATATGATTCGTCACGTTTCAGTATTGATCAATGGACAGGAAATCGTTCGCCACACGGGCGAATGGATGAAAATGCACGCCAACTTGACTTTCGATGCAAATAAGCGCGCCATCCTGGATCGTATGATTGGAAATGTACCAGAACTGTACGATCCGGCTAATTCAGGGGGACGTATCAACCAATATCCACATTCTATTAGTGGTTCAATCGAAGACGCTGAACCTTCAATCAACGGACGTACCCTGACGATTCCTCTTCATTTTTGGTTTTGTGAATCGGTAGGTAAAGCACTGCCCCTAGTCGCCCTTCAGCAGTCGGAGGTTGAATTTGTAGTTGAACTGCGCAATATGTACGAACTGTTTACTATTCGCGACATTCGAACCTCAAGTGGCGCAAAGTTTGGAGTCCGTATCGCACCCGATGCAAGTGTCGATGCTTTTACGATGAAACATTTCTTATCACCTCCACTATACTTCGACCCTAGGCAAAATGTCACTCCCGGATTGACTTCTTGGAGCTTCAATCCGTTCATCGAAGGAAACTACATATTCTTGAGCGATGCCGAACTAAACTATATTGCCCGAATGGATCATTCATTTATGATTTCACAAATCGATATGGTTCAAGCGGAAGGTCAGCAGGGCCCGTCAAATGACTTAGAACTCACAATGAAAAATTTATGCACACGAATTGTTTGGTTGTCGCAGAGAAGCGACCGTATATTGCAAAATGACTGGGATAATTACACAAATTGGGTCGATCCGTACAATTCTCCATTCGATTCAAACAATATGGGTTGGTATACCTCCGGTGTTTCTCAGCCGGCAAATGTATCCCAACGTGATATCCTATTAGAATCAACACTGCTCCTGGATGGACAAGAAAGAATCGCCCCAAAGCAAACTGGGTTCTTCAATGGAATTCAATTGTATCGTCACCAGACCGGAAATCCAATGCCCGGCGTTTATGAGTATTCCTTCGCGCTTGATAACGATCCGGATCAACCGAGCGGATCGCTGAATGGATCAATGTTTAACAAAACAACCCTTCGTAATACTTTTGTGCTTCCACCATATGTTGATATTCTACCGGGAGCTGCTGGTCCTACCCAAGTTTGCGTTCTCAAAGCAACTGCCACCTCTGCAAACCCGGTTGTTGTAAATCCTCTCGCAATAGACGAGTATGGAAAGCTGATATACAAGCCAAATGAGCTTGTAACAATTTTTACAAAAGCTGCAACCGGACAGACTTATGACTACACGTTTACGGTTCGGGCGTACGTTCAGTCGTACAACTTCCTTCGTATTATCGGAGGGATGGGAAATGTGGTATTCTCATCGTAAACCAAAAAGGTTCTTTTTTATATTTTTTGTTTTTTTGTGACACTATTATCTAGATGCTCATCTCTGCGAACTCGGCGATCTGCAAGTAACCCACAAACGCATCACCGCCACCGGTCGAGTCCACGGCGTACACGCGACCAGTATTTTCACCCACCACATAGTCCATTCCGTCGAAGTTGACCTCTGTCATATCCTCATCACCGTCCTCATCGGGCCCAGTAACGAACTCCTTGGCATCTGCGTCCCAGAAGACGCCCACCTTGTTCCCAGCAGCGAGGTTCTTACGCTTCCGCAACTGCTCGTGCGTCAGGGCAGTTACAATGTCATTTACGGGCGGCTTAGTGCACATCGCCGCATAGTCACGCATATGGTCGGCCAGCGGCTTCGGAAAGAAATCATCATCCGCTAGCTCGTTCACGTACTTCACAAACTCCTTCTTCTCCTTGTTAGTCATCTCGCCACCCAGCCCCGAAAATATCTCCTTCAACTTCGCGGTCATCTCGTCGGACAGCTTGGAGAGTCGCTTGCTGACAGTTTCAGTTTTGGGTTCCTTCGGGGCGCGCGGCTTGCGTTCCTTCGGCTTACCCACGCTCTCAAGGCGCGATTGCTGCTCACCCAACTTATCCAGCATATTGGTGAGCTTCTCATCTGCCTTCTCCCGGTTACGAACCTTACCGGCAGAAATCTTAGCCCGCTGTTCATCAATCTTCTCCTGGGTCTTGGCGATAGCGTTCACCGCGCGGAGGTACGCCGGAGACTTCTCACGCTTTACAGCAATGA